TACTGGAGATGAAGCTAGACCATTAACAGGGCAACCGCCAGATTTAATTGGTTTAAATGCACAATTTGCATCACTTCGCATTAGAATTACAACATCATCAACAAGTGATGAATTTGATTTTAGAGCGCAGCACGGATACTGGGGGAATACACTTTTTGAAAGTATAGGTAATACAGGCAGTACATCTTATACATTTGTAGTAGCTATTGGTTATTCAGAAGCTAATGTTAGATTGATACTTAGTTCTACTAATACTTTTAATATTGTAGATTACGAAATAGATGCGTTGTTAAATGGAGTACTGCAATGTACTTACCAAAGTGATTCTTTTTCACTAGCTAATACAGTAGTAATAGGCAGACATATGCCTAAAATTAAAGTAATAGACTTCTTAACAAATATGTTTAAGATGTTTAATTTAGTAGCTTTTAAAGATGGTGATAATATTAACGTATTACCTTTAAACGATTTTTATGAGCAAGGTTTAAATTATGATATTACTAAATATGTAGATACAACTAAAAATTCTATTAGCAAAGTATTACAATATAAAAACATAGATTTTAACTTCCCAAGCAAAGAAAGTTTTTTAGTCAAAAAATCAGATGAGTTACAGGGTGCTAATTTTGCTGGAGAAAGTTATGGGGATGTAGAATGGGATGGCACAGATTATAAAATAGAGCCAGTATTTGAAAAAATGCTATATGAAAGATTATCTGATGAAACAAGTGGTACACTTACAACTATATGTCAAGGTGCTATGCTTGATAAAGACTTTAATGCCACTATTGGTCAGCCATTATTATTATATGTAGTAAACCAAATTGCTAACCCTACTTTTGCTTTTGCTAATGCTGATGGTGGATCAGATGAAACAGTATCTACTTATAATAGACCTAGTCAAATATTAGTACAATCAGATGGGAGTGTTTTAGATGCTTCAAGCTCTCTAAATTTTGGAATTGAAAGAGATGAGTTTTTTTTAGACCCTAGAGGCACAAACTTACTTGAAAAATATTATTTAGATTATGTAGAAAGTGTATTTAACAGACAATCAAGAATAAATAAAGTAGATGCTTATTTGCCTTTACACATTATTCTAAATTATAACCTTAATGATAAGTTTATAATAGGAAACAAAAGTTATAGAATAAATAGCATAAAAACTAATTTACTTACAAATAAAAGCTCTTTAGAATTATATAGCCTAGCACAAAACATATCTACAATAGAAAATGACCAAACTTCTGCTCTAGGTAGATTAGCCAGTATTTCTATTAGTGTTAAAAGCTCAGATTTTATTACTATAACTTGGACTACATTGCCAGACCCAGTAGCAAATAATATTACAGGTTATGATTTATACTTAGATAATACGTTTCAAGAAACTTTAGCTAATACAACATCAACAAAGAAAGTAACAGGCTTGCAAGGTAATACTACATATAAATTTGCAATAAGGGTTAGATATACTATTAGTAGTAGCGTTGTTTTTTCAAATGATACAATAGTATTCGGTACAACAGATGTAGCATCAGTTGCTTTATCTGAGAGTAGTGATACACTTATAACGGAACTAGGAGATAAAATAATATTGGAATAATGATTAAAAATATAATAGACTTGTTAAAACACGCAAACGGAGAAACAGAAAACATCCGTATAGCACAGGGTAAACATAAATTACCTACAACTATTAGAGAGGGATATAAAGCACTTAAACAAGAGATAAAATGGCGATAGAAAAAACAATAGACATAAAAGTTAATAGTGAACAAGCTAAAAGAAACCTAAAGGATATAAACAACACTATTGATGAACAAAAAGAAATACTTGTTTTATTAGAGGAAGAATATATAAAAGCTAAAAACGCTTTAGACGATTACAATAAATCTGGTAAAATAAATTTAGCTCAAGAAAAAGCATTAAAAGAGAAAATTAAAGAAAGGAGAAGTGCTTTAGAAGACCAAAGGCTAGGTTTAAAAAAATTAGCTGTTCAGCAAAGGTCAGCAAATAAAGTAGTTAAAGAATTTACTGTAGGACAAAAAGAAACTACTAACATAATAAGAGGTATTGACAAATTAACTGGTGGTTATGCTACGAAAATAGTTAAATTAAAAAAAGGTTTTGTTTCTGGATTTAATGCAGTTAAAACATTTGCTTTAGGTTTAGGTAGTGTACAGAAAGCACTAATTGCTACAGGGTTTGGTGCTGTAATTGCTGGTTTAGGTTTAGTGATTGCAAATTTCGATAAGATAAAAGAGTTCTTTGGAATAATACCAGAGGAAACTAAAGAGGCTAGAGAGGAAATGCAAAAGGAGATGGAGCAACTTAATAGCACTATTGCTAAGCAAAGTTTAGAACTTGAAGTATTAGCTAGAGGTTATAAAAGTGGAACTTTACAAGGTAAACAATTACAAAAAGCAGTTGATGATGTAAATGATAAATTTGAAGATGCTAATATACAACTTGATGAAAACAACCAGCTTACAGATGAAAGTTTAGCTTTTATAGATGCGCAAATAGATGCTATTAAAAAACAAGCTAAAAACAAAGCTATATTAACTAAGATAGAGGCATTATATGGAGAAGAGTTAGAGGCTACATCAAGAATAGGTCAAAAAAATGCAGCACTACAGGCTGAAATAACAAAACAGCAAGTAATACAAGCTAAGCTAGCTGCTGAAACTAATTTATTTCAAAAAGAAAAATTATTAAAAGAAATAAAAAGCTCAGAAAGTAGGCAAAAATCTATTACTTCTGATATTGTAAGTCTTGTAAATGAAAGAGCTGGAATACAAAGAGAAATAGACGAACAAGTATCAAGAATAGAAACAGTAGAAAAACCAAAAAAGAAAAGAAAAAAGAAAAAAGGTAAATCTAAAGAAGAAATAGAAAAAGAAGAAGCTATTAAATTAGCAGAGTTAAAAGAAAAGATAAGAGATGCAGAGGCTAATAAAGAAGATGAAGCAAGAGCTTTAGAATTACTTAAGATAAAAGAACAAAACGAAAAACTTTTAAAAGAGGCAGAAGATAAAAATTTAAAAACAGAGGAATTAGAAACATCCTTAAATGAAAGGTTAGTTGCTAAACAAAAAGAGTTTGACGAAATAGATAAAAAAAGAAAAGAGAAAAAAGAGGCTAAAGAAAAAGCTGATAGGATAAAAAAACAAAAAAAATTAATTGAAGAGCTTACACTTGATAAAGAGTTTGAAGAATTAAGTTTTGACGAACAAAGAGAGTTAATAAATAAAAGGGAAGCGATATTACTAGATGATAAGGTGCTTTCAACTGAACAACAGTTAAAATTAGAAAAACAATTTAAAAAAGCTAAAGATGAAATAGATCAAGCAGAATTTAGAGCTAAGCAAGAAACACTAGCAAAGACAGGACAAGCTTTAGATCAACTTGGCGCTATAGCTGGTGAGCAAACGGCAGCTGGTAAAGGTTTAGCTATCGCTAGTGCTACTGTAAATACATTTAGGGGAGTGTCAGATGCTTTAGCAGCTAAGACAGTTACACCTTTTGAAACTGCTCTAAAGTTTGTAAATGCAGCTAGTATTTTAGCTAGTGGTTTACAAAATGTTAAAAAAATTGTATCTGTACAAATCCCTAAAGTTAAAGGTGCTAATACTTCTGTATCTACTGGTGGGGGTGGAGGTGATGCTTCAATATCACAGCCACCAAGTTTTAATATTGTAGGTGCTAGTGATACTAACCAATTAGCAGAGGCGATAGGTGAACAAACCCAACAACCTGTACAAGCGTTTGTAGTAGCTAATGATGTAACAACAGCACAGAGCTTAGAAAATAATATTGTAGAGGGTGCAACACTAGGATAAAGACAAAAAAAATTAAAAACTATTATATATTAATATGCGAATAGTAGAACTTATATTAGACGAAGATCAAGAAATAGGGATTGAAGCTATATCAGTAGTAGAAAACCCAGCAATAGAAGAGGATTTTATTGCACTTAAATCGCAAGAGTTTAAACTTGCAGAGGTAGATAAAGAAAAACGTATTTTATTAGGTGCTTTATTAGTACCAAATAAGCCCATATACAGACGAAACGGTGAAGATGAATACTATATATACTTTTCAAAAGATACTGTCTTAAAAGCCTCTCAAATGTACTTAATGCAAGGTAAACAGAATAATAGTACCTTAGAACACCAATACCAAATAAATGGACTTAGTTTAGTAGAGAGTTGGATAGTAGAGGATAAGGTACACGATAAGTCCGTAAAGTATGGTATGGATTTACCGTTAGGCACTTGGGTAGGTGCTGTGAAAGTAAACAATGAGCAGATTTGGAATGAGTTTGTTAAGACAGGAAAAGTAAAAGGCTTTTCAATAGAGGGCTACTTTGCTGATAAGATGGAGCGACCAAAAGAGCCTATAAAAGATTTTAGTAGTGATAAGGTTTTACAAAAAATAGATCAAGAGGAAGCAGAATACCTACTAGGTCAAGTAAAGGCTATTATTAAAAATGATAAAAGATATAAGAGCGGTAAAAAGACTACTTTAGAAAGTTACTCTGATTATCCAAGTGGAGTTAGAAACAATGCTAAAAAAGGTATTGAATTAAACAAAAAAGTTAATAACAAGTGTGCAACAGAGGTAGGTAAAGTAAGAGCGCAACAATTAGCTCAAGGTAAGCCAATAAGTAAAGAAACTATAAAACGTATGTATTCTTATTTGTCAAGAGCAGAGGAATACTACGATGAGGGAGATACAAAAGCCTGTGGTACTATCTCTTATTTATTGTGGGGTGGTTTAGCGGGTAAGCGATACGCTGCTAAAAAACTAAAAGAGTTTGGAGAAATAGAATTAGCATCTGTTGTAGTCAATGAAGATTTTGCAATTATAGATGATAGACTTGCATACTCAACAGAAGAGAAAGCTAAAGAGATGTCTAAGGACTTGGGGTGTGAGGGAGTACACCAACACGAATTTGAGGGTAAGACTTGGTATATGCCTTGCGAAAAACACAGCGTAGATATGTATGGTAAATGCCCTAAAGGTTATAAGAAAAAAGATGGTAAGTGTGTAAAAATGGCTGAGGTAGGCGAAAGGGGTGGAATAAGAAAAAGCCCAAAAGCACCAAAGAGCGATACACCAAACCCAAACCCAAAAGGCAAAGGTACAGCTAAAGGAGATGCTTCAACAAGTAGAGGTGCTAAAGTATCAAAGGCTGATGAAGCTACTTTAAAAAAGAAGTCAGATGACTTTAATGAAAGATATAAAGATAAGTTAGGATATGGCGTAAACGTAGGTATGTTAAAATCTGTATTCCAAAGAGGCTTAGGTGCTTTTAATGTTTCACGAAGTCCAAGAGTAAGTTCTCCTTCTCAATGGGCTTTTGCAAGGGTCAATGCTTTTTTGTATTTAGTAAAGAATGGCAGACCCCAAAACGCAAAGTATAAAGGTGATAACGACCTTTTACCTAAAGGACACCCAAAGAGTGAAAAGAAGTGAGAAAGGTTGCTATAAAAATAGATAAAAAAAAAGTAAGACGTAAAGGAGTACACGCAAAAAGCAAAACAAGTAAATTAAAGTCAAGTAAGAACTATAAGAAACTATATAGAGGTCAAGGATGATTAAAAAAATTAAAAAATTTATAACACCTAGCAGAACAAGTCCTAAAGGTGGGCGTAGAGGTTGTCTTTGCGAAGATGATACTTATAATATAAAATGCTGTGATGGTAGCCTTAGAGCGCAAGGAATTGGAAAAATATCTCAATGAAAATGCAAAATTAATTTTTAACACTTATATATTAATATGAATACAAATGATATGATTAGTAAAATCAAAGAAGTTCTAAACTTATCCGAAGAAGTTAAGTTAGAAAAACAGACGTTAGAAAACGGAACTGTCCTGGAGGCAGAAGCGTTTGAAGCTGGTAAAGAAATCTTTATCGTAACAGAAGATGAAAAAGTAGCTGTACCAGTAGGAGAATACGAGATGCAAGATGGTCGTATTTTAGTAGTAAAACAAGAGGGTCTAATTGCTGAAATTAAATCAGAAGAAAAAGAGGAAGAAAAAGAAGAGGTTGAGGCAAAAGAAGAAGACAAAAAAGAAGATATGTACGCAACAAAAAAAGAACTAGCAGAAGTTAAAAAAGTGGTAGATGAAATAAAACAGATGCTAGAGCCTAAGGAAGAAATGAGTGCTGATGATCTAGGAAATCTTATGACTGAGGAACTTGCTAAACACGAAAAAACAGAGTTAAGCGAAGTACCAGAGGAAGTACAAGAAGAACTAAGTAAGCCAGCAGCTGAGCCAATTGTGGCAAATCCAGAGGCAAACAATAAAAAAGTTAGTGGTTATTCTTGGGGTCAAAAAAGACAAAAGACTACTGCTGATAGAGTAATGGAAAAAATATTGAATATTAATAACTAAATAAATAAAAAATGAGTGTATCAATAACAAGTACGTATGCTGGAGAATTTGCGGGCAAATATATTGCTGCAAGTTTATTAGCTGCAAAAACGATTGATGATGGTGTAATTACAGTATTACCTAACATCAAATTTAAAAGCACAATGAAAGTTGGAGCTTTTTCAAACTTAATTAAAAATGCAAGTTGCGACTTTGACACATCAACGTCAAGTTTAGCTTTAACAGAAAAAGTGCTAACTCCTAAAGAGCTGCAAGTAAATATTGATATTTGTAAAAAAGATTTACATAGTGATTGGGAAGCTGCTCAAATGGGCTTTAGTGCTTTTGATAACTTACCTCCACTATTTAGTGA